ACAATAATCGTGTGTTTGACCCACTAAACACTTCTTCGCCTTTATGGTATGTGTCTGGTGGTTATACGCTGGTTCAACCTGCAGGGCGTATCCGTATCTCTAGCAACGGTGTTAGACGGTTTACAGGATTTATTCAAGACTGGGACTTCAACTATGAAGAATCAGGGTTTGACGGTACAGCTACATTGACAGCGTTAGACATGATTTATCGGGTAAGCAACGCTTCTTTCACTGGTGGCACTGCTTGGCAGGTTGAGAGCACTTCTGACCGTATCAAGACTGTGATGAACTACAACGGTTTTGCAGCTGTGGAGTATGGTGGCGTTCGTGGTGGGCAGACTTTGCTTGGCTATGACGTAAATAACCCTGGCGATAACGTTTTGAGTTATCTACAGAATGTGGCTAGAAGTGAACCTGCAGATTTCTTCAGCAACGCTTCAGCCGTTATGCAGCTCAAAGATCGTAGTTTCACTAACTATGCGTGGACTAACAGTATGCGATACAACTTTGTTGCTTACCCTGCTACAGCCACGCTTATCAGTAACGATAACTTGTTTACAGGCTGGAGTTTGATAGGTTCACCTACTACAGCGATTTCTAGCTTGTATGGTGGACAGTTGTGGCGTGGTGGAACTGTTGTTGACCCTGATGTCCCTGCAGATTCTATTGTTGGATTTGAATACAAAGACATCAACCCTGGCAGATACAACGAAACAGGTTTGACCTACACTTTTGCAGGTTCGCTTCGTGGGGTAAGCGGTACATACAACATCAGTGCGTTTCTGCTTGATAACACTGGGGCTGTAACTGATTCAACTGCGATAACGGTTTCTTCAACTGCAACAACTCAATGGGTGAACTATCAGACATCCCTTACAGCTGCAGGTTCTAGCGTGGGTGGAGTTCAGTTTGTCGCTAACGTTACTGGTGGAACAAGTTTCACTGTGTATGGTGATGGTTTTATTGTTGAGCCTGCAGGTACTAGCGTGAACTATTTTGACGGAACTTATAACCCTTATACTTCTTCGGCTTCAACAGCGTATGAAGTTGCTTGGAGTGGCGATGTTTATGCAAGTCAGTCAGGTTTACTAACTAGCGTTGCTACAGCTGTGTCTACTGCTACAGTTCTAACTTTTGCTGATGCTAACAGCCAGGGCACAGCCTACGGTAACGGTACAGGTATTCCGTTTACTGATCTAGAAGTTGTTTATGCTTCTGAGCAGTTGTATAACAAAGTTCAGGTTGTAGGTGTAAATGCTACGGCTGTTGTTGAAGATTCTGCTAGTCAGTTGCTTTATGGGTTGCGTGGGTACGGTCAGACAGATAACTTGACTACTTCTACAACTAAGCCTGCTGAGATTGCTTCAGCGTTTCTAGGTGAGTTCCGTCTGCCAGAGTATCGGGCTAATCAGTTGACTGTAGCGTTAGAGTCTTTAGGTTCAGCGGTACAAACATCTGTTCTAGGTGTTGAGATTCGTGATGTGGTTAGGGTTTGTTTTCAACCGTCAGCTCAGGGCGGTGTTGTAGATAAGTATTATCAGGTGCTCGGTGTAAACGCTAACGTTGATGTTGAGCGTGATGCTGTAACCCTAAATCTTGCTTCGTTAGATAACTTATCTTTTAGACTTGACTCGCCTTATCTTGGTGTTCTAAACACAGGTATTTTGGCATAGTAAAATAAGGGTTTAGGAGAATAATTATGGCTGCAACTAAAGTGTTTACTATTGGCGAAGTGCTTACTGCCAGTGATCTAAATAGCAACTTTGACAAACTGCCTTATGCTACTTCAGCGTTCAGCTACACTCAGGTTGCTACTTTAGCACCTAACGTTTCTGGTACTGCTGTGGCTGTAGTGTTCCCTGCTTCTAGGTTTAGTGTTGCCCCGATTGTGACTGTTTCAACTAACTCACCTTATCTAACTGCTTTTGTGTCTGCTATTGGTGCAGGTACAGCAACTATCAACTGCAGAAACAACGGTGACACTACTTCTGCTGCTTCAGCGATTGTTACAGGTTTCGCTGTTCAAATGACTTCTGGCACAGCTGCAGGATAAAGGGAATGATTATGTTTACTTGTAAGACAGAGAACTGCCCTATGGGTGATGAGAAACACACTCCACATCCTGAAGGTTTAGCGTTGATTTGCTGTTTCTGTTCACAGGAGTTGACTCCAGATGAGTGACCCTAAGCAACCTACTAATCAGACTCTCTTGTTGCAGATAGTCAGAGATATTGAGATTCTAAAAGCAAACAGTATTCAAATACTAGAGTCATCTCGTGATCATGAAGCGAGAATACGTGAGTTAGAGAAGCAGATAAACCGTAACGCTTGGATACCTGCACTTGTTACAGCTCTAATCACTTCAGGCGTTATTTTGGTTGTTACGAAAGGTTTAGGGTTCTAAATGATTACTCCAGGAGCATTTGACATCACTTGTTTTCAAGGTGCAGACTTTGACCAACAGTTTGCTGTAACTCAGGGCGGTACAGCGTTGAACTGGACAGGCTATACAGCTCGTATGCAGGTTCGTGAAGCAGCCGATGCGACAGCGACACTACTTGATTTGAACACTAACGGTTCAGGTATCACTTTGGGTGGCACTGCAGGGACTATCACTGTTGTTGTTACTTCAACACAGTCAGCTGCTATCCCTTCAGGTAGTTTCGCCTATGACCTTGAACTTGTTTCTTCAGGTGCACAGGTGACAAGACTTTTGCAGGGTTCTTTCAATGTTGTAGGGAATGTGACTAGATGAGCAACACAAACATAACAACAACTACTGAAACAACTACTGTCGTTGTTGAAGAAAACATTGTCCGTATTGAACTAAACAACATTGGTGTTCAGGGTGTACCTGGGGCGAATAATGATCCTGTTTATGTGACTGTTCGCAACGCTACAGGAAGCCTAATCACTAAGGGAAGTATCGTTTATGTTTCAGGTGGTAATGGTACGCATACACAGGTAACTAAGGCTTTGGCTACTTCTGATGCTACTTCTGCACGTGTCCTAGGTTGGTTGGCTGACGATATTGCTAACAACGCTGACGGTCTTTGCATGGTTGAAGGCTACCTTGATGGCGTTGATACTCAGGGCGTTACTGAAGGTGCTCAACTGTATCTGTCAGGCACGACTGCAGGTGCTTATCAGGTGACTAAGCCTGTAGCCCCAATACATCTGGTTTATGTGGGTGTCGCTGTCAAGGCTTCTGCAGGTAATGGCAGGGTGTATGTCAAGGTTCAAAACGGTTATGAGTTGAATGAGCTGCACGATGTTTTGATTACTGCACCTACAAACAATCAGGTTTTAGCATACGACTCTGCAACTTCGCTTTGGAAGAACGCAACAAACGCCCCTGACGGAGTGACATCTATAACTGCAGTATCGCCTTTAACAGGTGGGACTATCACTTCAACAGGGAGCATTGGTTTAGATCAGACTGCTCTAAGCATCACTAAATCTCAGGTGTCAGATTTCACTTCAGGCACAGTAACTTCTGCTTCAACTGCTCAACAAGCAGGGACTGCTGTTTATGCTGTCAACTCTGGAACTGCTGTTTACGCTACTACTTCGGGAACTGCTGTCTATTCTGCTAACTCAGGTACAGCTGTAACAATCTCAGGCTCAATCACTAAGTCACAAGTTTCAGACTTTACTTCAGGCACAGTAGCACAAGCCGATAACGCTACAACTTCAGGCACATCAGTTTATGCAACAAACTCTGGTACAGCAGTTTATGCAGACACTTCTGGAACTGCAACTTATGCGACAAATGCAGGTACAGCAGTATTCGCTACAACATCAGGAACTGCTACTTATGCAACCGATGCAGGTACAGCAGTATTTGCGACTAACGCTTCTACAGCTGTGAGCGTGTCAGGTTCAGCAATCACACAATCACAAGTAGTCAACCTAGTAAGCGATCTAGCGAACAGGGCAGTCCTAAACGGTGCAAACGCTTTTACTGTCGGTGCTCAAACAATCAACACAGGTGCAGTAGGTAACAAAGGCCTAGTTGTCAAAGGTGCTTTAGGTCAAACAGCAAACCTTTTAGAAATACAAGATTCAACAGGTGGCACAGCATTACTAATAAACTCTGCAAACTCTTTGTTGTGGGGTCAAACAGGTTCATTACTATCTGGAACTAATGGGCGTATTTTAGCCATCACAAACTCAACTGCAATAGTTCCCCTAACTGTTCAAGGTGCTTCAGGGCAATCAGCTTCAGTTCTTGCTTTACAAAATAGTTCTGGTTCTATTACTGCAAACTTTACTGCCCCTGTAAACAACGTAAACCGTCTGAACCTTGGTGGAACAGATCTATCTGCAACGCTTGGTATTACTGTTCACGCTTCGGGTGGTGTAGGTCAAGTTATTCGTGGTGCTGCGAGTCAATCGGCTAACTTACAAGAATGGCAGAATAGCGGCGGAACCGTTTTAAGTCTTTTATCATCGGGTGGCAGATTAGGTGCAACAACAGTAACAACTCTTGGTAACAGAATTATTGCAAGCGAAGCTCAATCTGGTGGAACTATAAGATTTACTAAATCAACTGCTGCTCAAACTAATCCTGGTGCAGACCTAGCATCTCTTTACTTCCGTGATGGCACTAACGCTGGTACGCTGAAACTTGTTGTCAGGGCTGGTGCTGCAGGTGCTGAAACAACTATCCTAGATAACATCCCACAATAAGGAAATCAAATGTCATTTAACGTATCTCCAGAAGTAAAGGCACAGCTACTACAAGAACGTATCACAGCGTTGAATCTTGAAGGCTACCAGAATGAACTAAACCTGAAGTCTGCTGAAGCTTTAGGTAATCAAGAAGTTATAGATCAGGCACAGGCTAACATCGCTGTTATTCAGTCTGCTATTGCAGTGCATGAAGCAGAGCTCGCTGATTTAGCGTAACAACTGTTTTGATAAACTTGCTTTTATGAGTAAGTATGTTGAACCTTTTAGCCCGAAACTTCGTAACGATGAGTTCGGCAATCTAGCACCTTATAGGAACGGTCGCCCACACAGGGGGCAAGACTGGAGTCCGAAAGAACTTAGTCCTATTAAGGCAAGTGCTTCAGGCACAGTGTTTGCTTCAGAGTGGTCTGATGTCTTGGGTTGGTATGTTACTTATTCTGCAGTGCTAACAGACAATAAGGGTAAAGTGCATAACGTGTTTATTCAGGATGCTCACCTGGCAAAACAATCAGATCTAGTCAAGGGTGACAAAGTCGTTGCAGGGGAAACCATTATCGGCAAAGTTGGTGGGGGCAAATACAAGTCAGGTTCAGCTTCAACAGGTGCTCACCTACATCAAACAATCGGTAAGGCTAACAAGTCATGGTCAAATCCTGACGTGCATTTGGCAGCCTACAAAGATTTACTCAACCCACTAAGTTTCGTATAAAGGAAATCATGAAGAACACAATTCAGACACGTATCAAAGCTGTAGCAGACGTACTTGCAATCCTTGCATGGCGTGGATTTGGGATTTTCTTATTCATTCTGGGTGGGAGTGCTGGTGTGGGTGCAGCGTTGACAGGTAACTGGCTTGATGGTGTGATTATTGCTTGGGGAACACTCATGATCGGTGTAATCGGGGCTATCGGGTATGCGATTGCTACTACTGGCACAGTCACTAAGGCTGATGTCGCTAAAGCAAGCAACGATGCTATCCAAAAAGCCGAAAATCAGGCTAAACAGGTCAAAGACACTAAGTAGCGTACAGATACACGCTTTTAGGCTGTAAAACGCTTGTAGAGGCATTCTAGGGCTTATTTGACCCTAATCTTGCTCGTAACGTCTAATCTTTTTACGCTGGTCAGGTGTTGTAGCACCCCAAATACCGTATTCTTCAAACATCCCCACTTTTAGGCATTTATCCATTACAGGGCATCGCATACAAATCTCACGTGCAGTTTCTATTGTTTCGTTTCTTATTCGGGGATGCGTGTTTGGGGCAAAGTCTTCAGGGAAGAAAATCTCTGGCACTTGCTCACACTCCACCCCACCTAAATCTGTTATAGCTTCATGCAGATCTAAAGTTATACGATTTAGAAACAGTTTGTCAGTGGTCATACATAAACTTTAGGTATGAGTAAAGACAAAATACATGAAATCCTTGAAACTGCTATCAGTTTAGGTACACACGCAAATCAATCTCCAGAGTGGTATGCATTACGCAATCAGCCAGGAGTTATCTCAGGCAGCGAAATCGGCACTATTCTTGGGCTGTCACCTTGGGTAAGTGCAATCACTTTGTGGGCAGAGAAGACAGGCAAACTTGAACGCTCTGTTACTCCTAATACTGCGATGCGTTTAGGGACACTTGTTGAACCTGCTATACGTCAGCTGTACATGGAATCACATCCTGAGCATACTGTTGTTGAAGTAGGGACATACGCTGCAAAGGATGCTGAGTGGATGCACGCTAACCCTGATGCGATCTGTTTAGACGAAAACGATAACGGCTACATCCTTGAAATCAAACACACAGCAACCTATTGGGATGCTATTCCTGAAAACTATAAGGCTCAAGTGTATTGGTATATGCATGTATTTGGTTTGCGTAAAGCAGTGTTTGCTGTAGTCAATGCAGGCCGATACAAAGAATATGAACTGCTTTGGGATGACTTTGAGTTTGATGCAATCCTGCAACAAGTAAACAAGTTTAGAACCTATGTTTTAGACAACATTCAACCTGACTGGGATGGAAGTGAGTCAACCTATGAAACTGTTAGACAGCTTGCACCTGGCATTGAAGCACGTGACGAAGAACTAGGGCAGTTAGGTATTGAACTAATCAACGCACAAACAGACTTTGATGCAGCTGAAACACATCTAAGAGAAATGAAGTCACGTGTTATCGGAGCGTTGAACGGTGCAAAGAACGGAACTGTAGACGGTCAAGTTGTGGCAACACTATCTCAAAGAGCAGGGAACGCCCCTTATCTAACAATCAAGAAAGCAAAAGCATGAAAATAAGTGATCTAAAAGGACTAACAGTAGGCAACAACATCGCCATAGTTATTCGCAACGACAAACTCAAAAGCACATCTGTTTCAGGTGTCTTATCAGGTATTCAAGTCCTAGACTCAGGCAGCGTAGGCGTAACACTTTATGGTTTGCCACAATGGATTTGGTTAGAAAAGAACATGACTGTAACTTGGAGCGATAACTAATGGCACACTTCAACCTATCCGAGTATCAAACTGTTCAAGAGCGTATAGATCTCTTCTGGCAAAAGTGGGGCAGTGGCAGAATCAATCTTGAGTTAGTAACTTTTACACCTGAGCAGGTTGTGTTCAAGGCAGAAGTGTATTTGCATAAAGATGACCTTTATCCTGCAACGGTTGACTTCGCTGAAGAACGCCTAGGGTCTTCGCCTGTAAACAAAACATCTTTTGTTGAGAACTGTGCAACGTCAGCTGTAGGTAGAGCAATCTCTATGCTAGGTGGCGAGTTTAGTCCTAAAGGGAAACGGCCTTCAGCAAGTGAAATGAGCAAAGTAGCCAGGCTAAGCACTCCTGAAGTAGCTCGTAACTGGCAGGCTGCACTAGATAACATCAACGACATTGAAGGCTTACGATCGCTATACAACGAAGCGAAACAAGGTAAAGCCCCTACTGCTATTCTGGAAGCAATCAAGGGTAAGGCCGATGGAATCACTGGAGCTGCTTCAAGCAATTAGCGTACTCTCTGCACACATCAGAGAGTTAGGTGAACTTGTCGTTTCCCTTACAGATGACCCTGTTCTTCGGGGCAAGACCCTTGTCAGGCTAAATGAGCAAACTATTAGGCTCAACACGCTGATAAGTTACATGGATTAGGTGTTTTCTTTGTAGTTGTGGTTAGATGTCTTCATGACTCGGACACAATACGACGTAGAAAATGAGATTGTTTACTGCCCACGCTGCGGCATAACCACAGACAAAGAGCAAGTTTACAAACGTAAAATACGCAACGCAGTCAACCCAACTTGGTGTCGTGACTGTCGTGATGATCGCACAGA